AACCCAAACCCAAGAATCGGCGTGCTACTAAAAATCTTCGGGGCAAGTGTGCGCCTGTATAACCAGCTCAATCCTCGATTTGGAATGCAAGGCTTGAACCGCTTTAGCCGCGAATGGCCGGAAGAACGGCTACTCAAGGAACTCCCAGGATTTGGTATGCAAACACTCAAAGAGTGGAAACAACTGCTCGCCCGCCGCAAGCGGCATAACGTCCAAGCTGAGCAATCGGGCGTCGAAAGGAACAAATGATAGAACCTCTGAAATGCAAACGCTGCGGAATCGAGCTTCAAGGGCTGGCCGGCTCCGGGCCTGACATGTGTGGTTGGTGCGAGTGTGATGACCGCAATAGAAGCCGCCGCGCAAACTGGAAGGGCAAGCCCGATTGGCTCCGGCGCGGTGTTATCTGGCTCCGACAGCGATTTTGTAACCATACGGGCTACCTCTCCAAAATGAACAGAAGGCATGACCAGCAAGTGGAGTGCCCCTGCAATAAATGCGGGAAAATACTGCTGGCGTCCTATGGCTTGGCGCTCCCGATGAAATGGGAACCTGAGCCAGATAACGCTGCGGGTGAGCAACGGCCACCGCCGGAAAACTGAAAGTGAACAATATGCAAACAACTCAACAACAAACTGAAGGCGCGGTGGACGTTGGCTCCAACCGCTTGTTAGGCCAAAAGCGTGGAAAAACATTTGAGCAAGTTCAATCTGCTCTTGTGAATCATGGGTGGTATATCGACGTAAAAATTCACACGCCAGAAATGTCTGAATACTCATTCACGAACCGCAACAAGGCTGGCCGCGTGTCGGTCGTCCGACTCTACAAGGAGCGGAAACAGCGCGTCTATTGGTATTTGGCTTAACAAAGCAATTAACCATCACCTAAAATCAACTAATTAGCATGTCTCGTTATCATTCAAGTGGTTACAAAAACAGGAAGCAGCAAAGGATTGCGGCGTATTACCAACGCAAAGCTGCGGCTGAATTGATTCCTGAGAACAGTAACGTGTTCCGCCCCAAAATCAGCCCCGACGCTGTTGTGATTGTGAAACTCAAAGGACACCCACAAATGCAGTTCAGCAGCTATCGGACTCCGTGGGGCGGGTGGACAATATCGCCCACATTAGCAGGTCAAAAAGTTCAACAGGTTATGTTGCATTCATAAAATGATAACTCCAAGAGATTACCAGCAGGCGATACGGCAGGCCATTGTGGAGAAGTGGCTAGAATTCACATCCACAATGGCCGTGATGCCCACCGGCACTGGCAAGACCATCGTATTTGCCCTGCTGGTGGGAGACGTGCAGCCGCAGAGGGCGCTCGTCGTCGCCCACCGTGAGGAGCTAATCTTCCAAGCCCGTGACAAAATCATGGAGACCACTGGCTTGGACTGCTCCATCGAAATGGGCGAACTGATGGCTTCCAACAACATCTACACCAAAAGTCCGGTCGTAATCGCCACGGTTCAAACTCTGAATTCGGCCTGTGGAGACCGAACAAGGATGGGTCGTCTAAACCCAAAAGAGTTTGGTCTTCTGGTTATAGATGAGGCCCACAGAGCGACAGCCAAAACATACAAAAACATCATCCACTATTTCACGTCAAACAACCCGAACCTAAAGGTGCTGGGGCTGACGGCGACACCAGACAGGTCGGATGAGGAGGCTTTGGGGCGGGTATTCCAGTCGGCTGCATTTGAATACCCGATACTCGATGCAATCCACGACGGCTGGCTGGTGCCGGTAGAGCAGCAGATGGTGACGATAGCTGGTTTGGACTTCTCCCATATCAAGACGACGGCGGGAGACCTGAACGGCAAGGAGCTATCGGCGGTCATGGAATCCGAGCGTAACCTGCAAGGAGTGGCGGGCGCTTCCATCCCCATCATAGGAACCAAGCGGGCGATTGTTTTTACCGCGTCAGTCAAGCAGGCTGAGATTCTTTGCGACATATTTAACCGCCACCGTTCAGGAATGGCTGGATGGGTCTGCGGGAAAACCCCCAAGGATTCCCGCAGGCAGTTGTTGGAAGATTTCAAGTCGGGCGGAATCCAGGTGCTGTGTAACTGTAATGTTTATACCGAGGGATTTGACTGCCCGGAGGTGGAGGTAGTGATAATGGCGTCGCCAACAAAGTCGAGGTTGCGATATACCCAGCGAGCCGGTCGCTGCATGAGGCCGCTGGCGGGGGTTGTTGACCCCCACCCAACTAGAGCGTCAAGAAAGCTGGCTATTTCACTGAGCGCCAAGCCTAGATGCAGACTGGTGGACTTCGCTGGGGACTCTGGCCGACATAAGCTGGTGTGTACTGCCGACATCCTGAGCGGAAACGTGAGCGAGGAGGCCGCACGCAAGGCCGCCGATACCGTCAGGCAGTCGGCGGTGCCGGTGCTGATGACCGACCTGCTCAAAGATGAGGAGGAAAAGATACGCAAGAAGCTGGAAGCTCAACGGCTGGCTGAACAGGCCCGCAAGAACCGACTGCTGGCGAAGGTGCAATACAGCACGCAGACCGTGGATGCGTTCAATGTGATGGACATTCATCCCGTTCGTCACGGCGCATGGGACAACGTGCGCGTGCTTTCGGAGAAGGGCAGCAATTTCTTGGTCAGGCAAGGATTCAACCCTGACGATTACAGTTACACTGAGGCGGTAAGGCTCATCGGGGAAATCATGCGCCGGTTCAAAGGCAAACTGGCCACGCCCGGTCAATGCAAGCTGGTCAAGAAGTGGTATCCTGAATTGAGCACCAGAGACATGAAACAAATTGAAGCGTCGAGGCTCATCCAAGAGGTGGCTGACGCAGGATGGAAACGCAATCAACCAACAAGAGAGGCAATAAAACCATGAGCAAAATAGAGATAGGAGATAGAGTGGTGATGACCAAAACAATCCAGAAATGGGGACTCACTTCCCTTACTGGAGTTGTTATCAGTATCATTCCCCCGAAGGATTATTACGGCAAGAGATTAAGAATAAGGCGCGATGGACAAAAAAGCATCGAGACATGGGCTTGCAGATTTTGGAGAAAGATTATATGAGCAAACAACGCAGATTCGAGACCGAGCTGGAAATCCGGCTGGCCATCGCCAAGAAACGCAGGTCGCTCAGGCGGGCCTTGCAGAACGCCGACGACATGGACATCATCGTCAAGAATAACATCAAGGAATCCAACAATCCAAAACTGACCGAAGGAGAGAGGCAATACTGGCTGGACGGGGCCAATGATTACAAGAAGAAGGCCCATAAGCAGCGCCGGTCAGCCCAGATGATTGAGGAAAACCAGATACCGGCATTGATCAGGACGCTGGCCGATTTCAGAACTGAGACGTTCGCCTTTATGCCGGACAAGGCGGTCACTATGGCACCATGACTATATGCCAAACTGGACACCTGAAGAACTGAGGAATTATGAGAATAAAAATCGTCGTGTTCCACCCAGTCCCGTCGCTGAACCTGCTGTTCAAAATGAGCCACTGGGACAGGACGGCGGAGAGAAGGAAGACACAAAACGCATTGCTGTGCGGGTTGTCAGCTTCCGCCAAAAACTGCTCGACCCAGACAACCCTGTCATCAAATATTTTGTGGACGGCCTTCGATACTCTGGCCTCATACCTAACGACCGGCAAGAAGACATCACCGTCGAAGTCGGCCAGAAAAAGGTTGCCCACAAAGAAGATGAGCGCACCGAGATAATACTTGACCTATGAGAGTCAGCAAACAGAATCCTTGCCCTGCGTGCGGAAAGCCGGATTACTGCCTTATCTTCGATGACATCGCAATCTGCATGAGGTCATCCTCAGACCGGCCCCACACGTTCAAAGATGGGTCACAGGGATGGATTCATAAGCTCGGCGGCGAGCATCCCAAGCCGGTCATTCATCGAGAGAAACCAGCGCCGGTGATTGACGCTGAGGCCATGATGAGGCGGTGGCTGACCGAAACAAGAGCCGACTGGATTGCTCGACTGGCCACAAACCTTGGGGTTTCGGGGGCTTCCCTGCTCGAATTGAGGGCGGCATGGGCACCAGAACACAAGGCTTGGGCCTTTCCGATGCGTTCTGGGGCCACTGGGATGGCCGTTGGCATCAGATTACGCAGTGAAAATGGGGAGAAATGGGCGGTCAAGGGGTCAAAGCAGGGGTTATTTCTGCCTTACATGACCGTTCAGCCGACGGCTTACATCGTGGAGGGGCCGACAGATTGCGCCGCTGGCCTCACGCTGGGGCTTTTTACCATCGGGAGACCATCTTGTAGCGGCGGCTCATCAGACCTCGCCACAGCCCTTCCTAGGCTCAAAATCAGCCGATTAGTCATCATTGCGGACAATGACCCCGACAAGGAGCTGGTCGGCCACAAATACAATCCGGGGCTTGATGGTGCTCAGAGGCTGGCTGAGGTCATTGGAGTCCCCTGCGCGACCGTCATTCTGCCCACCAAGGACATCCGGGAATTCGTCAAGCTCGGCGGCACTGCCGAAGACCTTGAGAACATCGTGAATCAGTGCGTTTGGAAGGTTTGAATTATGAAAGCATTCTTACTTAATACCCCTAAGGACGATTGGGTGGAGAGATTCGATGGGAAATGCGACGTTTGCCAAAAGCCAAAAGCCATCCAGGAGGTGACTCCCGGTGTTTGGTTTGGTTGGCGGGTAGGGTATATCTGTGAAAACTGTAAAAAAGAAAAGGCTCACTGACCCGGATTGCCCACCTGCGTCAGATACCACTTCTCCCAGCCGTATAGCAGCTCGTAGCGTTGCTGGACGGCATTGCTGTACATCTCCCGTTCAGCATCGGTCATGGAATGAATCCACAGCCGGTCTCCGTTATTGCTTCCAGTGAATGGCCGGCGCGCCCAGTTCTGCATGTCCTTCACAATCTGCTCACGGCGGGCATAGGCGCTTTGGCCGGTCTTGCGTTTGGAAACCAGCGTATCGAAAATCTTCTTGGTTGAACCTTCATCCCCAATCTTGAACGCATGGCGCAGCTTGGCGTAGCTCGGCTCGTCCGTTGGAATGATGACCTGTGAATCGCTTTTGAGCATGTTGTCCTGCGCGAACTTCCGGGCCGACGCCTCAGCCTGAGTGTTGGCGTCTTGTCCGGGCTGGGTTTTGATTCCCATTCCAGATGCAATCATTTGCCGCCAAGTGGTTCCGGGTTCAGGTTTTGGACTAACGCCTGCCGCATATCCGGCCCACTGGATTCCCTTGCCTAGAGAAATTGGGGTGGGGGTCAACTGCTCAACTGCTGTTGAAATAACGGACGGGGTGGTGGTCAGGTATTCTCCCGACGGAGACCGGCTGCTTCTCAGGACGTGGGCAAACTTGCCCACTGGCCCCAGCGCATTCTCACCCATTTGGGTAATGGCATCCCACGCTTTGGGCTTGGCCTCACAAAGGCGTATCAAGTCGTGGGTCTTCTCCGCGAATACCGACATCGGGGAAATCCAAATCCCGGTCTTTTCGCCCGTCGGAATCCACGCATCCAACTCATGCCCCTTCTCTTTGTTCTGAAAGGTCAGTTGGCGGCGCGTAACCAGGTTGATGGCTTGGGTCAGCAGGAAGTAGGAGGCAAGGCCGCGAGTGACCGCCCCACCCAGCGCGCCCAGTTGCGGCACGCCCCTTCGACCCGTCAGGTTTGAGATGCCCGTCAGTCTTCCCATCGTCCTCAATTCCTTTCCAATCAGCCCCTCCTGCCACATCGGAGCCAGCATGGTCACTTGAGCCGCATCCCGAAGTGTCGGATTGGTGAACACTCCCTGCCTGCCCATGTTTCCATAATAGACGTTCATGTCAGTGATGACATCCCGCATCAGCTTCGAGTAAGGCACGTCCGGGTTCGCCTGGTGCAGCTTCACAAAATTCCTGACCGCACCATCGGAAATCAGTCCAGGCATGAAGCGGTCAAACAGGAATCGGTTCCAGGGGCCGACCGCCTTGTAAAGCACCTCGCCCACAAGCGGAATCTTCTGGACTGCGTCCTTATAGATGGCATCTCCAATGCGGGTCGCATTAAGACCTCGCCCGACCATCTCCTGCAAAACCTCCTGATGACTCATCAGTTTGTGGGTTCCAGCGTCGTCTATGACGGCCTCCTTTGCCAGCGCCCATTTTGCCGATTCTGGATAAACCTCTCCCGACTTGACCGCTGGCCCCGGCTCCCCATTCGGCCCCGCCAAATCCTCGGCCCGATACATCAGTGCGGCAAAACCGTTGTTGAATGAGGGCACCCCTCTCCGCATTGCGGTTCCGTACTGCATCAAGCGGCTGTAATGAAACGTGTCTCCCACCAGTACGACGCCGTGCTTAAGCATCGAACTAAAATAAACCGAAAGTTCCCCTGCCGGAGACCCGCGAAATGCGCTTTCTGCCGTGCAGGTCTTCATCAGCCCGGCGTAGGGCTTCAGGACGGCAATCGGGGTTCCAGAATCAGTCGGCTTTATCATTTCATACTCCGGGGAAGGGGCCTGCCACGGGTCTCCGTGAAATTCTTTCTCGCCGGTATCTGGATTGACCAACTGGCGGGGATGCCCCGGAGTTGCATCCATTGCGATTGGCTTCCCGCTGACGGCATCCTTCATGTCTTTCAATGCCTCAACCCACATACGCCTTCCAATGGCCCTGGCTCCCTGACGGACACGATGACTGATGATGTCAGCGGCGTCGTAGCTCTTGGGGATGAACGGGCCGTGCATGATGGCCTCGTAGTGGTCACGGAACACCTTCCTTGCCGTGAACCGATTTCCGATGGTTTCGTCCGAACCGAACCGGATGGTGTCCAGATTGAACATCTCACCTTCGTAGCGGGTGGGGAAATAGGTCTCACCAAAGTCGGTGGTGCTGACGCCGTGCTCATGCTCCCTGACCAACTGGTCATAAAGCTCCCTTCGGCAGGCCATTGCCATGTCCTTCACATCCTGGTCTTTGAAATGGTCTTTGGTGTATTGGGCGATTAACTCAAGACGCTCCGCCGCCGCCTTCATTTGCTTGGCAAGACGCCACTCCTTGAAGGAGGTCTTGGGGTCGTCCATGACTCCTTGGGCCTTGATTGCTCCAAGCTTGGCCTGTGTGATTTTGGAGTCCAGAGCCTTCTGGTCGTAGAAAAAGAACTTCTTCCCGGTGTTGGGATTCTCGCCAACCTTGCCGCAGGCCAGCAACGCAATCGGCGTGCTGCGAACCATCTCATCCTTGTTCACCAGTCTCAATGTTCTCCTGGCGTGCTCTCCGGCTACGGGGGCCAGATTATCGGCACCATCAGCGGCGGCTGTTATTTCCATTTTGGAAGACCGGCGCAACCAAACGGCGTTGATTTGACGCCTCTTTTTATCCAGCTCGTTACTGAGCCTTTCCGCCGACATGGGCGACTGCTCCTTGAGCTGCGGCTGCTTTGGTCGGTCAGTCAGCGTGCGCTCCCCCTCCTTGGCTGGCTCGGGATATTCGACGGTCGGGACGAACTCGGTCGGCTTGTATGCCGCAGCCTGACGAACGGCGTCCTTGGCGTCGGCATGGAACTCCGGCATTAGAGACAATGCGTTGACCCACTCGGCATCTTCCGGGGACAGGTAATCCGGGTTGCGCGGCGTGGTGGTCGCTTCAGGAACCGGCGGATTGTGCGTGAACTCCGGCATCGTGCCCGGAGGAACATTCTCAGGCCGGACATCTGTTGGCGGACGCCGGTTGAGCATGTTCAGGTCGCGCCCGGTTTCGGAAGGCTTGGCTTGAACTTCAGGCCGAGCAGTCTCGCCAGCCTTGGCAGCCGCGCTTTTCTCTGTACGGGCGACAGTCGCCTCAAGGTTTTTGTCTTCATAAATTGTCTGGGCCAGCTTGTTGACCAGCTCCTCGGTCGTCAGGTCGGGGTTCTCGCGCTGCAAAAGTTGGGCAATCTTGGATATGCCAGATATGGCGGAGGGATTTACCTTGGCACCATCCATTTGGATGCGCAGTTTGGATAATTGCGAACCAATCCGTTTGGCGTCCTTCTTTTCCTTTTCAGACCAACCCTCCTCTGGATTCTCTTTGATTTTATCCAGCTCCTCGGACAGCTTTGAATACTGCTCTGCGGCCTTCTGGTAATTTCCAATCCTGTCTTGGATGTCGAATATAACATCAACAACCTCGTCTGGATTGGCAGGCTCCTCTCCCAACGTATCGACAACATGATTGTTGACTGCGCTCGCCTCAACATCAGTAATAGGGGTGTGACTTCCCCTTTCTGATGCGCCCTCGCCCACTCCGGTCACGGCCATCGCCGCTTTCTTTCCCGGCCCCATCACATCACCACCCTCACCCTCAAGCCCTTCAGTGCCCTCAACCCCCTCAGTGAACTCGGAAATCGGAACATTGCGCGGGTCGTAGCTGGTCTCCCGGCTGTAATTCCCCTGTGCCTCCTTGCCGAATCTATCGTTGTAATCGGCCACGGAATCGAACGTGCGCTTGAATCCCTTCACCGGCTGGTCGAGCAGCACGGAATAGAGCACCCGGTAACGCTTCAGAACGTCGTCCAGCGGCGCGTGGTGGCCCTGTGGATGCACTGGGTCAACCAGCATCGTGCCCTTGGTTGGATGGTTGTAGGTGCTCACCATCGCCACCTTGCCGGATTTCTTGTCCATGATGACCGTCAGGCGCTTGGTGGTCGTCACCGGGTCTTCACCGGAACGGCGGGCGTCATCCACCAGCATCTTGCCCAGCTCCGGGTCGTTCTGGCTGGTGGCATCAAAGGACTGATAAGCGGAAATCTCCTTGCCGCCACCGTAGCGGATTTCTGAGGGCGTGACAGTTTTGCGGTCTTGAGGCAGCGCATCCTCACGGTAGGCGGGCAGCACCATTCGCTTGAACAGGGCGGAAACAATCATCCGGCGGCGGCGCGGCGCATTCCTCTCCTCCTTCGCCTCCTGCCGCTCTGAAGCCTTCCGCTCGAACATGGCCGGTCGCTCAGCGTCCTTGGCGCGCTTGAGCCTTCCAGCAGCCGCTTCCGCAGATTCCTCCCGGCTGGTCTTGACCCCGATTTCACCCTCCAGCTCCAGTGGCGGGGTGTCCTTGGTGTAGGACAGGGCCGCCCTTGAAAACCTGGCCAGCTTGGATTCCCGACCAAAGCCCGCCTGAATCATGGCTCGAAGCTGGTCGTCAGAAGCGGCGCTCAGAGTCCGGTCAACCGCTCCCTGCCACATCTCCTTGAGCTGGCCGGGCTGGACGCCTCCCTGCTGCTTCTTCATGGACTCCACAAATTCCTTGAACGTAGGCAGCGCGACTGAACCGCCAGCCGTGGGAGCTTTCACCGCCTTGTCCATTGTGGCCGCGACCTGCTCCTTCATCCACTTGTCAGCCCGGTTCTCCAAATCAGCAGCGGACAGCGGCGGCAATGCGCCAGCCTTCTCAGCGGATAGGCGCTCGCCTTCAGGAACCGGCTTCTGGGCTTCCTCGACCGTGTTGACTGAGGCTCCGGCAAAATCCATCTTGTCCTGATTGACGGACTCCTTGCGATTTGAAGGGCGGCCACGCTCTGCGGACATCGGAAATTGTTCTTGGCCAGCCGCCTCATCATACTCCTTGATTTTGTCAGCCTTCTTCTTGGCTAAATCATCAACCGTGGCCGTATCAGGAACGACCATCGTGGTCTCACGGCCCTCCTGTGTGATGTTGAACATCCAATAGGGCTTTCCCTTGACGTTCCACTCTCCGATATATTTGAGACCACCAACGTCATCAGCCATCTTCTCGGCCTTGGGGTTGGGCGCGCGAGGAGTGGGGCCGGGTTCCTTCGGAGCAAGGCTGCCCATCGCATCCTTGAACTTCTGTTTCTCGGCCCCGGCCATTACCTCCTGGTCTCCGGCGGCAGCAAGGCGCATCTGGCTGAATTTGGCCGCGCTTCTGATGGTGTCAAACACCCCCTGGTTGGGGTCTTCCTTCTTTGAGCGTTCGGGCCGGGCGGGAAATGATTGCTGGTCAGAGCCGGAATCAAGCTCCCTGCTGAACCTGTCCCTCATCTCCTGATTTTCTCGAATGAAATTCTGGAGGTGAGCATCATCTGGTTCGTCCTGAAGCTTCTTTTTCTGGAATTCCAGCGTCTCATCCAAACTCTTGACCCATTCCCTTAATACCGCCCTGTGGTAATTATCCCTGAGTTCACGGTATTTGCTCAACCACTCCCTTGCTTCCCCCTCGCCAACGCCGTGGTCTTTGGAGAATTTATTGACGAACCATTCTTCAGTGTCCTTGTCTTCGCCGATTTCGTTAAAAGCTCGATTCCCGGCATCTTTGTAAAACCGGGTCAGAAAATCCTGCCGAGTGCCAATCTTGGTTCCGTAAGTGTCGGCGGCCTTTCCTGAGTCTCCTATCATTTTACCAAAAAGGGCCTCATGCTCATCAATCTTGGCACGGGCCGAAATGGATTCTCTGGTATTCATATTTACCAGAGCGTCGGCCTTGCGGTTCTTTTTCTGGCGTTTGTTCAACTTCTGCTCCCCGGTTTCGTCTTCGCCCGGCTGGGCCATTGGACTGACACCGGATGCCACAGCCTTTCCGAGTGTGATGTTGCTTTGAACCCGGTCGAGAATGGCCCGGATTTCCGGGCTGATGTTGGTGCCAAGCCGGGTTCTAATGTTCCTGACAACAGACTCCAAGGCGTTTAGGGATTCCAGCTTCCATCGTTGCTTGCCGACGGCGTTGATAACTTCCTCCGTGCGCCAACCGGATAACTTCTCGATGCGCTGACGAAGCAGCTCATGGCCCCAAAGCGTGTCTGACATCTCATTGAGGGTGCTCCCCATGCTGTAAATTGATTTACCAATCCGCACCTCAAGTCCACTCAGGGATTTGAGATAGGTAATCGCGTCTTCGTCGGTGGCGGCCAGGTGGATGCGCTCATGTCCCAAGATGGAACGAATGGCCTGCGCCCGCCTGTCTGGACTCATGGCACCAAGGAACCTCGCCATTCTCTTTTGGTTGACCAAAATGGTTCCGGTTTTACGGTCTATTGTCGCAATTCCTATCGCCTTTTTGGAAGAAAATGGCTGGTTGGGGTCTGTTTCGTCCACCGACCTAACTGGGACATCCATCTTGGCGGCTGCTTCGTTGATGATGGACTGGTATTCATCCTCCAAATCGGACTTGGCTGGCTCGGCAGCGGATTCGGGGGCGAGGTTTTTGACCATCCCATACCTGTCCCGCTCCTTTGAGACCAGCTTAACGGCGTCATCCCAGCTCAGGTGGTATTTGTCTGCAATGGCCTGAATCTTGTCGTGTCCACCGGGTTCAGCTTCCTCTCTTGTGAGCAGAATGTCCTTCGGCTTTGCGGCGGCCTCATCCCGGTCATGCAGCTTGTTGGCCTCATTGACGGCGATGCTCTGAGTGGGATGGTCGCTCTCAATTCCACCAGCCGGATTGACCACCACCCAGCGGTTCATCCCGTCGTCGAACTGAACGTCGTAGTTCTTGGCCCTCAGAGGAACTTCCGCTTTTCCTTCCACTGGTGCTGCTGGCGTTTGTGCTCCGGCAGTTTCCCCCGGTTGTCGAAGTGGTGTTTTTTCACCCACTTGTGGCCGAACTTCTGGTTGAGCAGCGCCCGCTGCGCCTGGCTTACCGCTGGCATTTTGTGCTCCTTTCTTGAATCCTTCCCGCCAAGGGAACAGCACGTTGGCCATTGCAAGCCCGGCTGCTGACTTTGCGGTCTGGGAGTCTGGTTTCTGTCCTTCAACGGACTTCTGGCTCAAATCCAATGCCGCGCCAAGAACGCCGCCCTCGGTTGCGGCCCCGATTCGTCCACCCACCCATGCCTTGAACCCAGTGGTTCCCATCTTGGCGGCCAGATATTTTCCAAGCGGCTTTCGCATCGCTGCGGGGATGGCATAGAACACCAAGGCCGTAAGCAGCCCCTTATCCACTGAGCGGCTCAGGGCTTGGTCGGCGGCCTCATCGTCGGGCATTTGTGGATTGGACTGCTTGATGTTGGTGTATTCATCGGGGATTTCGCCCAGCGGCTCAGCGGCATAGGCGGGGATGGCCAGCGGCCCCAGAGCCATCTTCGCGCCGGAGCCAGCCATCTCGCCGGCCTTTGTCCAGTTGCTCTTTTCCTGCAACGGAGTCATTGGCACTGACTCGGCGGCAGTTTGACCAATCTTGTAAAGTGGGTTGGTCTTGGTGGCGGCAACCACCTCAAGCGGAGTTCTGGGGACAACCTCGAAAGCGTTCGGAATGGCCGCCGGTGGGGAGGCGGTGTGGGTCTGACCTCCAGACTGTATGGACATCGGGCCGCTTCGGTCTCCCTGCTCACCATTCCAGAGGGGGACATTGGTGCGCTGAACCTTCGGTGTGAGGTATTCCTGAACGGCTGCCGCCGCCTTGGGAATCAGCCCTGCGCCCTGCTCAAGCGAGGACAATGCTCCTCGAAACGGGGCTGCTTGGGGCTGGCCATATTCCTTGTCGAGCGCGGCCTTAATCTGCTCGTCTGCCATCCCGTCAGGGAATTCAACGAGACCCACGCCTTCAACTTGAATCTTGGTAGGCATTGCGTCATTTAGTTGACTTCTTGAAAGTGCCAGTCTTGGGGTCGTAGGTGGCTACAACATCACCTCCAGCTCCTGCCGCCGGAGGCCCCGCATCTTCCGGGGCGACTGCGTCGGCATTTTTATTAGTTTCATCAACCGGGTTTTCACCAGCCGGGTTGTATTTCAGAGCCTTGAATGCAGCGTCGTTGCGCTCCCTTTGAATCCTGAGGGTCTTTGCCTTTGCGCTTCTCAGTTCGTCAGGCAGCATCTCGGTTGGCAGCGCGGCCTCAGCCTTGTCAATCCTTGCCTTATCAGCCTGAAGATTCTTGAGCTTGAACTCGCGCTCGGCGTCAGCCCTCTTTTGAGCCTCCTTCTGTTCGTCGGTCATGTGACCCGGTAACGAGGCTGCTGTTGGCTTGTCGAAGCCATAGAGATGGCCCTGAGACTGCCAGATTCGAGTGCCTTCTGGCGTGACGGCAATCTCCTTGGGAATGTCAGCGGCCTGACGGCGGGCATTGGCAATCCCCCCCAGCCCAGTCAGCGACTTGCCCATCTGCGGGCCGAACTTCATCATGCCCTCCACCGGGTCGCCGCCACCACTGACGAAGGACTGATACCCCTGCTGGGCCTGAAACTTGCGCTGGGCGTCCTGAATCTTCAACTTCATCCCCTGCTGCAAAACCTGGTCTTCAATCTGAAGCCGCTGTCCCCTCTGCTGAATTTCCTGAGCCTGCTGGCCCAGCTCGGCCTTGGCCAGCTCATTGCGCTGACGGTTCTGCTTGAACTCAAGTCCAATCTGCAAGCCCGACATCAACGAATCGCGGGCATCCGTTGGTCTGGTCTCAAGCCATGAAGGTAAATCAGCCATAAAATCACATGCTCATGTCCCAAGCGCCGCCCTCAAGCGGCCCTCCGGTTCCATATCCATAAGGGTCTCCAAAATCAGTTCCGGCAGTTGGGGCGTAGGCCATCCCACCACTGCCGCCCATGCCCCCCGCCGCACCGCCGCCACCCACCATCCCCAGAATGCTCCCGATGGTTCCCACCCCCAAGTCAAACAAGCCCGCTGCGGCTGGGTTGGGCGCTGCGGCGGCATTGGCAGCCGTCATCTGCTCCTGCACCGGCATCGTCGTGCTGCCCACTCCGGTCAGGAAGTTCATGTAGTCCCCCTGTCCCTTTTCCATTAAATCGAGCGAGTTGAGTCCCAGACTTTCCAGCGTGACATTGTTGGCCGCACCGCTGCCCGGCATCCCGCTCTTGACGCCCCACGCGGCACCGGAGTTTCGTATCTCATCCAGCACATCGGTTGGCAACTGGCCGGACAGATAGCTGCTGATGTTGCTGGACACCTTGCCGGTCAGATTGGGCAGCGAGGGGTCAATCTCCTGCACCTGCTGGTACGGGTCTTTGACCTTTGAATAGTCCGGCTTGGAACCAAACACGCTTGAAAAAAACGACATATAATTAGTTTCTGGTTGCCAGCCACTCATCAAGCGGCTTGTCACCCTTGGATATATTACACCTTGGGCAGGCAATAGCCATATTGCTTAATTCATGTCTCCCCATTCGAGAGAGCGGCTGGATGTGGTCGGCGTGAAATTCTTTTCCGTGGAGCGGAAGTCCGCAGTAGGCGCACTTTGTTGAAAGGGACTGCTTGGCCTCCAAAATCATGTTCTTAATCTTGGCCAATTCTAGTTTGCTGGTCAGGATTTTGCAGCGACGGCGCAGAGCGCCACTCACCCTTGCCGCCGCCTTTATCTTTTCTGAGTTCCTGTGGTAATACGCCCTAGCATACTCCCGGCCCTTAGCTCTCGACTTTTCAATATCTTGATGGTAGCGCCTTCGAGAATACTCCCTCGACTGTGATTTGTGAGTCCTTCCATATTCCCTCATCTTTGGGAGAATCGAGTCCCGCTTTTGCTGGTGTCTCAAGCGGCTCTTTTCCTTCAGGCGCTCCTTGTTTCGCTGGTAGTATTCGGCCTTCTTCTTCCTAAGTTCGGCATCGTGATGAAATCGGTACTGGAAACTGTATTCCTTCTGCTTTTCCGGCGTGGGTGGCGTGCGACAATACTTCTTCCTGTTCGCCCTGTGCTCATGGGCGTATTGCTTGTAGAAATCCCTGTGGGTTTCATAATACCGCTGACACACCAGCCTGTGCTTCGCGGGCGTTTTCATATCATTCCTGTTCCTTGCCCGGCCAGGGAATCATTTCCAAATGGCCGGAAGCTGACAATGACCTGCTCGTCGGGAACCCGATTCCGCAGCTCGTAGTTTAGCTCCCGAAAGGCGGATTGTTCTGCGGCCCTGGACTCGGTGATGTGGCCCGCCTCCTTCTCCTTAATGCTCATTACCATGTCCCGGAGGGCGTCCATATTCTCGATGAGCACCAGGTCGTCGTCAAACCTGACCGGGACAAACGCCAGCTTAACCAGAGCATTTATCATGGTCGGACAACAGCCGCGCCCAGTCCGGGCGTGAACTCGGGTGCGGAAATAATCTGGCGATGTCTCGCCGGCCTCATAGACGCACATGTCGTAGAGAATCCCATCGGTGTCCACCTGGTATCCGCGAACCCGGCTCAGGGTGGGGTCTTTTACCACCCGGTCAATCCTCCGAATCAGAAAATTGGTCTCGACGTAGGGAAGCTGAAGCGTGAGCACGATTCCATCCTGAACCGTGTTGTCGGGGCGGATTCCGGTCAGCATCTGGCCGTTGCCGTCCTTGCCGTAAATTCTGATGGTCTTGCCAGCGTCGTTGGGGTTGTCTATGTAGAATCGAATCAGCCGGCACTGGCCATCGGGAATTGGATTGAACACCGGCAGGGTTCCGTCGTTGACGCTTTCGTGGCGGCCCGCATGCCCCCGGTGGCGGCGGGAGTAAGCGCCGGCCCAGTCGCTGCACTGCCCGTCCCACTGCATGTATTCATACCAGCGGTTGGCGGGAATGGTGGGATGATTGTTGGCGTTCAGGGCGAGCACGGCGGACACGGTGCGGGGCCATACCACGCAGCCGTCATAGACGCAGCCCCGAATCCCCTGAACAGTCCCCCACCAGCTTCCCCTGGTCATCAACTGGCGGGTGGCGGCGTTGACCAGTGACGCGAATTCCGGGCCGTCCGGGTTGGCGGAGGCAATCTGGAGCACCCGGCTCCGCTTAATGTCTCCGAACGTCGTTAGCATAAGGCGATAATAGTCCTGTCTGGGTTTGTTTCAACTTGTTTTATCAAACATCGGCACCGCAAACTTGGGCATCGGGATGATGTCGGCTGAGAAACGAGCGCCAAGAAACCTGGCCTGTCCGGTCATCACCAACTTGAACTGGAACCAGAACCCTTCGCGCAATGGCCGGTCGTTGACCCTGTCGAAGACCGCTCCATCCGGCTCCGGCAGTCCGATGCGAGGACTGAATCCGGGGTCGCCCGGGGGAATATATTTTCGAGTCCATGAATGCCACGGAACCCAGTCCGTCCACTGGTCGGGCTTGTAAAATGCCTGGAACTGAACATCCCCCACAATCTCATCAACGAAAATCTCCCCGTACTTCAGCCGGTGATAGTTTCTTTTTTCCGCCTTGCGGTCGTCAAAGTCCAGCACGGAAGTTTCAAATGAAACCTGGATGGGCTGGTTGCCGTTGTCAAAGTGAGCCGAGGTCGGGCCGTCCGATGGCAGGATTTCATGCAGCTCAATCTGGGTCAGGTCGGCGCTCAGGCAGACGGCGAAGCAGCGCTCCACCCCGCCAAAGAATCCACTGACCAGCTTCAGGACATTCAGGCCAGTCCACTGGCCGTCATACACAGAGTCCTCCTCGCCGCGCAGGGAGCATACCGGGTCGAAGTTCAACGCCACCAGCGAGGAGCAATACACGCCGCGAGTGGAGGCGGTCAGCCCGGTTCCTATGAGCGCCCGGTTATCAAACACCTTGATGATGGCGTAATCAAGCAGGGACTGGTCTTCCAGCGCCAGCACTCGATTCATCTCCCGGCTGATGGGGGTATTGCTCCATCGGTTGTAGTCCAGCCGGGCCATCAGCAGCGAGCGGATTTGTCCGTCGGCGGAGCGGAAAATGATGTCTCCGTTGGTAAGCGCAACGGCTTCGTGGGAGCAGCCGCCGGCCCCCAGAAGTGCCTGGGTCAGCAACGGGGCGCTGACGGAGGCCCATTGCGTTCCGGGCGGAATCGCACACCCAAACACGCAGGTCGGGGTGAATATTTGGAGCGGCCCCTGACCAAGCGAAACGTCCAGTTGCGCCACAAACTCCATCGCCCTTATGTCGCCCACCGTCCCCGGAACCCGGAACAGGCCGCCGCCATTCAGAAACGAGTTCTGAGTGACTCTCAAGACCGAATCCCGGTAGTTATACTGGGGAGAGCCGCTGTCGCTGTCCACGATGTCCGAGGCCAGAAAGCTGATGCCGTCCGTCATGGATTCCCAGACCTGACCCAGACCGTAGGTAAGCGCGCGCCCGGCGGGAAGCTCAGGCAGGGTTAGTAAGGGGGTGTTCGTCGCAACCGAGTGGGGAGTGTCGTCAAGATTCTCGACGGTGATGGTCAGGCTGGAGACAGGCTGCGCGGTTCCGAACGAAACCACCCGGTATTGTCCACTCCCAATCCAGACAATGTCGCCGACGCTTCCAACGTAAGGCTTGGTGATGCCTACGCTTATTTCATTTCCAACAGGTTGGGCGGCGAATCCAGCAGCCAGAGTTCCCACGTTGCTGACCACCCCGGCAAGGCTGGCAATGGTGCAGATAAGTCCAGTCGATGGCATCACCGACTGTCCGAATGGATACACAAAGAAGAAAAATGAATCGTTCCCGGGCAGTGTTTTACCAGTATAGGTGTCGTAATTTCCATACGACCTTCCGGTAAAGGCAGCCACACCCCCAATGGTATAAGAAAACAATAGAGGAGTCCAGGGATACGGCCCTGTAGGAAATCCGGGCGGAAGTGCTCCGGTTGAGGTGGAGGTAACTGGGTATGCCTTGTGCCCCGACGAATCAGCATTAAATCTGGCACCCAAAGTAACCCCGCCCACCACCCCCGGCATGATGAGCAAACTGTCTCCAACTGAATGGGACGCGCCGGTTTCAAACAGGCATTGAAGCGTCACTTGGGACGTTGCCGTGTTTCCGCCTACCGCTGTCACCACATAATGCGCCGAGCCGATGAGGATGGTCTGGTTCAGTGGGCCAGAGTAGCCCGGAGCCGCAACTGTTATATCGACAGTGGTTCCGATGGTTGGTGCAGTGAATGCGGGGCCAACCTCGGCAAGCTGCTGGCCCGCCCCGTTTGAGCGGCGACTGGTTGACCCGTCGTAAAACACCGGCAGGTCAAGGCCGTTGTTAAATATCAGGAAGTTCTCCGCCTGCCTAATCCATGCCTGGGGTTGAGTGGCGGAGCTGGGGTCTCCGGGAATGGAGATTTCAGTTACGGCGCAGCCCCCTGCCGCATCCGGCGTGAAAAGAAACTGCAACCCGCCCACCTGCACGCCTATGGATTCGGCCCCGGAATCAGGCTTGTAGTAACGAGCGCCCTGAAAAAGACCGGCCTGCAAATCATTGCGGACAGAATCGGAGGCGTAGCTGAGGTTGATGTTCGCATAGGCGGGCCGTGGTCTCAGGAAGTCCCCGCGCACCGTTGCATTGGAGGCGAACGCAAGCTGGGTATTGGGCAGAAGCAGCGGGTCAACCCCGCTGTCCATGCCCTTGGAGAAATTACCGAGCCTGTCAAATACCTCAGCGGGCATATTATCCAATTATTTGCCACGCAACAGTGTCGGTGCAGGCCGCAAGCGTGGCTCCGGCGGCGTTGATGGCCGTGATGGTGAATGAGCCGGGACTGCCCTGAACGATGGTGGCCACTTGGTATCCGGCGAAGGCGGTTCTCGTCCCGCCCGGAACAAGGAGGCTAACCACCACGACACTGGTGGTCACGTTGCTGGCGTCTTTGTAGATGGTGGCGGTGTTGACGGTGGCAATTCCATTAACAAGCTGGGCTGTCCCTGACTGCACTGGCTTGAGGGAAACTGTCGGAGTCGGAGTGAGCGCCGGATAGGGCGTCGAGGTTCCAGTGCCGCCTTGGGCGATGCTCAGCGGGGTGGTTAACCCGGAGAGTCCGGTGATGTTTGAGTTGGCTCCGCTGGTGGCCAGTCCGCCGGTGGAAACGGGTGGGCCGCCCGGCGAAACGACTGACCCGGTGAGCGCAGTTCCGACCAGTATGTCGTTCGATGAGCCGATGTAAGTCAGGCTGCACAAAAGCTGGTTGGTTGGGGCAGCCGCCACGGTGTAGGTGAGCGGCCCTGCGATTACGATGGTCTGACCGACGGCCATCCAGAGCGAGTTAACCACCTGAATGGAGTAGGTGTTGCCAATCCCGCCAACCCCGGGAGCGGCCACTCCAGCGCGGAGGGTGGTGTAGGAGTTCTGCCCAGCCGCCCCGGGCGAGCCAACCGGCGTCACGATTGCGCCGTTGGCAATCAGTGTCCCCGTGGCCGAATCCCCCAGCGCATTGAGCCACCGCAAGGTGAGTTGGGTGATGTTGGCGCTGTTGCCGACAACCATGAAGGTTCCTAAATTGGTTCCATCGGAAACCACGACGATTACTCCATTGGCGGCCCAGATGGAGCTTTGGACGCTGGCCACGACCGTATTGTTCGCGGCGGGTATGGTGATGCTGGCAGTGGTCAGGGTGAACGCACTCTGGCCGGGCGCTCCGGGGATGTTGACAGGAGGACAAGAGTTCATAATTAAAGGGTGATGTTGTAGTTGGTTGAAAGCATGTGCTCGGTGTTGGTGACGGACAACAGGGACGCGTTCGTGCTGATGATGAATCGGGCGATGTCACAATAAGACAGAAAAGAAGGCTCGATGCCAAGGCCGTTGAACCCCACATCAGTTCCGTTAGCACTGCTCCCGATGTCGGCTCCGTTCAATCTTATATTATTGGACGCTGAAAACCAGGAGACAGTTATCAGATTGAACCTGTTCGTCGGGAAAAGGGCGGTCGTGATATTGTAGTCGCCCGTCGCACCAGTAAAAAGGTTTGCGGGGTTGTGCTCCCCAAATAGACCTGGAGCACTAGTGGAGTTGGGGCTGTAATAAAATATCTGCCCCAATGACCAATCCCCTGACGCCACAGCCACCACCATATAAACAACCAGCGGGCAGGAGTGAACAAGGTTGGTATTGACTAAACTGTCCCCAGTGCCGCCGCTTAGTCCTCCCCCATAGGGGCTAGAAGCGTATCTCACAATAGAGTGCCCGTTGAGAATATTTGTCTCCAAGGCGGGTCGAACCGCTTGTGTGAAATTATATCCATTCCCGCTTTGGTCGTTCCATTGGCCTATCAAAGAGCCATTATTGGTGGCTGGAGTGATTCCTGAATCGGAGAAAACTCCTAAGTCGGCATTCAGGTCGAGAAGGTAGGGCGATGGATTGGTGACGACTGAGGCCGCGCCCCCCGACTGCTGGGCAAGAAACGCAATGTCGCCAAAAGTAAATGGCTGCCCAGAGCCAGGCGTAGCCGGGATAGCCAGAAAGCAAAACAGGACGAAGTGGAAAAGTCTGCTCATTGCTGCTGCGCGGTGCAGATGTTTGTCCACGACCCGGTCAGGCAATCCACACTGATGTAGGCCATCTTGCCTGGCAGAATGGATAAGCTGTTGGTGCTGATTGGGCCGTAAAATCTTGCCGCCGCCGTTATTGAAAAGTTGTTTGTGGCTGGCCCGGCGTTTGAAACTATAAGAGTTGACCAAGTGAAAGGCGATGGCGCAATGATGTTTGTCAAAGTTCCACTGCTGGAGATTTGGTTTATCCACCGGCCATTGTTCAGGGTCAATGTGCTGTCTGAGTACGTTGAGGTCGTAACCAGGTTTGTTCCACTAGGCCCGGCAGCTCCGGTCGCCCCAGTAGCCCCAGTAGCCCCGGCTGCCCCTGGCGACCCTGGCGCTCCGGGCGCTCCATTGGTGCCATTGATGCCGGGCAATCCGTTGGTTCCGGGCGGGCCTTGCGGCCCCGAAAACTGGTGGGTCTGCCAGAAGTTGTAAAGGTCTTGGAAGCTTACATAGGCCGCCCTTGCCGGGAGCAGCATGACCACAAACAGAACGATGAGGATGATTATTCTTTTCATTTCCAGGATTGGGATGATGGGTTCCAGACATAGCCCGCGCCAGCGCCGTTATCCTCGAATATCACCGCCCTCATTGAGGGGTAGGGAGGTACGATTCCCTGCGAGGCCGGGTCTCCCAGCGTGACATCGTAATACATGATGGGGTTCGCTGGCTGCGACTGCACCCCCGGCGGGCAGCATTCGTCGTAAAGCTGGCTCATGCGACAACGGTAGCCCAAACAATCAGGTTTTCAACTTAAATCAGATGTGGTAGGGTTGGGCTGTGGCAGGAAAAATACGATACGGTCTTCAGTTCAGCCAGGGCGCATCCGACGTGGACGTTGAAATCGAGATGATTAAGCGCGGCGGCCAGTGGACTGGAAAGCAGGGTCAGGCCATTGGCAACGGCATGTTCTGGCACTTCAAACAGCTTGAGACCCTGCTCTACGGCGAGGCCAAGATTTGGCACGAATGGAACGAGCTGCAACTGAAGGAGTACCTGACCCACCGCACCATCGGCATCCTTGGCCCATCCAGCAGCGGCAAGACTAACGGGGCCGCCACCGACGTTCTGGCTGACTGGTATTGCTTTCCGGCCTGCACCACCGTCCTGATTTGCTCCACCACGACCGAGCGACTTCAAGACCGCATCTTCGGGGAAATCAAGAAGTACCACCGGCTGGCAAAGAGCCGATGGCCAAACCTTCCGGGGCACCTAATCGAGGGCCGACTCCGCATTGTGAACGACTCCCGGATGGAGGTCACGGACGGACGCGACTTCCGAAACGGCATCATCGGCGTCCCCTTCAAACGCGGAGGAAACTTTCAAGGACTGGAGGACTTCATCGGCATCAAGAACAAGCGCATGAGGATGATTGCCGACGAGCTGCAAATGCTACCGGCATCGTTTATGATGGCCATTTCCAACCTCGACAAGAACCCGGATTTGAAGGTGGTGGGGCTGGGGAACCCCAAGGAGACCACGGACGCGCTGGGCTGCTTCTGTGAGCCTGCATTCAAGCTGGGTGGCTGGGATGGCGGCATTGACCAGATTCCCAAGACCAAGACGTGGGAGACCCGCAGGCCCGACGGCATCTGCATCCAGTTCGTCGGCACGGACTCCCCCAATCTGGACGGACATCTGGGCATCCCCCTCATCACCCAGGAGGCGATTGACCGGGACATCGCCCAATACGGCAGGGACTCGCTCCAGTTCACCATGATGAACATGGGCATGATGCCGCGCGGACAAGGGAGCCGACGGGTCATCACCCGCCAGCTCTGCCTCAAGAACCACGCGATGGACGAACCCAACTGGCTGAACTCCAACCAGACCAGCGCGGCCTTTCTGGATGCGGCCTATGGCGGAGTGGGCGGCGACCGCTGCATCTTTGGTGTGCTGAAGTTCGGGCAGGAGGCCGAGCCGATTGACCCCTCAGACCTGCTTTACAACATCGTCAACCAGAAGACCGCCAGCAACCGGCACCGCCAAATCGTGGCCCTGAACGAAATCACCCTCGTCCCCATCAACGTCCAGATTGACGTGGAAGTGACCGACCAGATTGTGAACTACGTCCAGTCCCAGTGCGTCACCCGGAACATCCCGCCCCAGAACTTCTTCTTCGACTCCGGCATGAGGACGGCGCTGGTCAGCAGCTTTGCCCGGCTCTGGTCTCCCCAGACCAACCCGATTGATTGCGGCGGCACACCCACCGACCGGCTGGTGTCAGCCCAGATTCAGATTCCGGCCAACAAGTATTACCGCAAGCTGATAACTGAGCTTTGGTTCCGGGTGCGGCTGGCCATTGAAGCCGGTCAGTTCAGGGGAATGAGGGACGCGGTGATGACCGAGGGCTGCGCGCGCGAATGGAAGATGGTCGGGAACAACCTGATTGAGGTTGAAACCAAGCAGGAGATGAAGCTGAAAATCGGGCGCTCTCCCGACATGTTTGACGCGCTGTGCATCGGGCTTGAGGGGGCCGCCCGGCTGGGGTTCGTCGTGGACAACGCCCTTTCCGCAAAGCACGTCGAGAAGGACAGTGCTTGGAAGAAAATCCTCAGGGAGAAGTCGGCGGTCGCGTGGAAGGAAGGCTGCCTCGAAGACTGAAGGGCCGGAGCGGGCAAAATCATAATCCCACCCCGGCCAGTTCCACTAACCCCAAAGTTACTTCACCAGCGCGTTCACAGCCAGCAACAGCACGGCCACCGCCAAAAGCGGCCAAGCTGGTTTCACCATCCCCGCAACCGCAAGGACTAAGGCCAGCACCGGAAGAATGATATGGATATTTTCGGTCATAATAATTGTGGCGCGTTACTTCGCGGCGGGAGGCGGCGTAAGGTCGGCTGCGACCTTTGTGGCGACCGTTCCGCCGAGGGCATTCAACTGGTCAATCTCCGGCTGGAGGTCGGCCCCGCCAGCGCTGGCCTGAATTGCGGCTATGATGGGAGCTAGGGCGGTTTCAACTGCGGTTTCAATGGCAGCGGGCAATGCTGCGATTACTGTGTCGAGGTCTGCTTTTGTAGCCATAAGTTTGCTCATTTCAATCAAGTCGTTTTTGGTTGCTGGAAGGCAGCGTGACCTGAACCACTGCCAGCCAGATGAAATTGACATATCAGACAAGAGCCAACATCGCAATGCCCTGCGGACTTGCGGGGTCAATGCCTGCGGCAATGAGCTGAAGCCTCATGCGGTCTTTTGCGGTCTGCGTTAGGGACGCGCTCAGGGCGGCCCATTCAGCCGAGGTGACAGAACCGTTGGTTTCCCACTTTGCGATTAGCGCCGTGATTAGTTGCACCGCCGACGGCCCGAAAGTCGTCAACAGGGCGATGATAAGTGATACTGGCATATTATTTCTTGGTTGTGGCTTCGATGTTTTGAATCAGGCTTCCGAGGGCGGTGGCCTCGACGATTAAACTTGATGGGGCAAGCGCATTCGTCCCGTACTCCGAGGCAGCCGCAGCCAGCCTGCCAGCGGCCTGAAGGTCATTAAATCCCTTGGCCACAATCGGGACTCCGTTCGTTGTAACAGTCCCCTTGATGACCAGTGTGAAGTAGTCGTCCACGGCAAGGGTGGCCGTTTGTTCCACCGAAAAGATGGTGTTGTAGGCCGTGCGCTGCGATGAGGATGAGCAGCCGACAATGGCGGTTGATGCACAGAAACCCACCAGCATGATGCAGGTGGCGATTGCGAATGATTTCAGGAGTGTTTTCATGGTTTGGGTATTGCTGCGGTCGGGGTTGGGGGGTTGGTTGCGGAGGGTGCCGCAAGCGGACTGGCACCCTTCTGGTTAATCTGGTCAACTGCGGCAGCCACATTGTTCACAATCGAGGCGTCTGCTGCAAACCAAGAGGTCATGGCTGTTCCCACCACCCCAAGAACAACGCCAGCCAATGTTATCCACCAAATGGCCAGAAGGATGGAGGCTGGAATTACGTTTGAGGCGGGCAGCAGTTGGGTGAGCTGGGCCAGTATTCCCGTGCCCGCCAGCGCCTTACCAACAGATGAGAGCAGGCCGCCGATGGTTGTTTTGGAATGAGTCATAGTTTTAAGTTAGCTCTGTTTTCAGGATAGTCAAATATCAGATGTGTTTTCGGAACGGTAGCTGGGCCAGCTTCAGCCTCTTGCGGCATTCTATTGAAACAAAGGCCGCCAACGCCCGCTCAAACTTGGGGTTGGAAAGATTCTTTTCTTCTTCTGTGGCCATCTCAAGCAGTCTTTTCCAATCAGCTTCGTCCAAGTTGTTAGCCTGGTCTTTCTCAATCAGCCTGTCCAGCTCTGGGGTGTGCGGGCTGTGCAGCATCGCCATTGCCTTCTTGCCGAACATCTCCATTTCTTGCGTCCAGAATTTTAGCGCCACCTCAAGGGCGGTCACCCGGTTTGATATTAGGAAAGCGACGGTCGTTCCGGCGGCAATGCAGGCACCCACAGCGCCGAAGATTAAAAGGAAAAGTCCTATTTCAAGTGTGCTCATTGCCATTCACCCCTTCACTTTGTTAATTGCCAGTCTGTTCGTACCCGCCTGAAAGAACACTACGGGCGTTGAGTATATCGGACAGGAAGGCGGCAGTAAGACCAGCTCCGCTGAAAATGGACTGCCAATACCCGTGGCGTTATACGTTGTCGTAGCGAGATAATAGGTGGTATTCTCGACCAAACCACTGACGACAAAGTGTCCATTTGTTCCAGTGTTCGTGCTATTGGTGTAAACCCCGGATACTCCACCCAAGTAAAAGCGGTAGCCATTGGGAGCGGTTTCCCAGACGACATCCACCGACCAGGACTGACATGGATAAATCACCCGGCGCGGATTCAGCGCATCAATCGTTGTACTGGCCACGGTAATCTCACCATTCCCAAACAACCACGGCGTCCAGTTTGGGGCAGCCAGATTGGTGCAATAACTCACCGCGAAGTTGGTACTCGGCGACGTGAACTCAATCCAGTCAGCCATCGCCGGGATAGCCAGTAGCAGGGCAAACAGGATGGAGAGGATGTGGCGCATTTTAATAAATCAAATCGCAGTTGGTTATGTACCCACTGCCTGCCGCAGTATTATCCACAAACTGAAAAACTTCTCCTGCGTTGACAGGCTGAAAGACTGGCATCATTGCAACAAACCCCGATGCTCCCTTAACCTGATAATTATTGGTTTTATTGTTTCCATCGCGTCCGCCCGAAACAGAAACGAAGTAGTAACCCCCTGTCCCCGGTGAAGACATTGTTGAAACATATCTACCAATAATAATTGCTCTCTGCGACAAACTATTCGAGTACATCACCCCATTGACAAGATTGTTTGTGAGGATTGACCAGCTTGCCTTCACTGGATAATTGGTTACAGACAGTGAGTAATTTGTTTGGCCATTCGCATTCACCGTCGGAGTGCTGCTCATGGTGGTATCAACTGTGACGCTCGATGATGGAACATTGGTCAGACCGGAGCCGTTGCCAACAAATGTTCCGACAAAGCCAACCGCATTTGTGCTGACCACCGTCCCACCAAATGTCCTGCCCCTGCTGGTATACCCATTGCGGTCATCGTCAACTGTTATCTGGCTGCTGTTGCCACCGGGGTAGAGAGTGGTGGTCGTCGGGTCAGACGGACTATAACTTATAGAATCATAAATCCTACCCCAATACGTTAAACCTACACCCGCGAATATTCTTGGGTTTTTGAAAGTCCAAAACTGATTCGTATTAAGCTCTACTCCAACAACGACGCTCTCAAATTGGTCGTCTATTGACATAAAGTTATTCGTAGCTATCGAGTTCACTGGTGGCACGAGCAGGTATGCAACAGTTGTAAGCCCGAAGTAGTTGTCCTCAATCTCCGCATGATTGTTTTGCGATGCCTCGAAAATCACAGCAGCACCAGAAGCGTACGGCGAATTGGTAGGCCATGAGTTTGTTCCGCTCATGTACTCGATGCCATTATCTTTGAACAACGGCCCATCGGCATACATATCAGCCCCACAAGCTAAATTGAGAAACCAGCACCTTTGAACCTGAGCCGGGCCATAGTTAAATCCCATCGTAATACCGATGGATTCGTTATCAGGAATCCCACCACTTGTTTCCCACAGCGGAACAAAGGCACCGTTAGTTAAAGCGGCCCATGGCTCAAACCAGCAATCGGTAACGAACAAACTTTGAGCGGGACTAAACGCAACGTATGTCTTGTGGTCATTGACCGTGGAAGTAATTGTTGCTCCTGATATTCCCCTGTTAATCGTTCCGGTGAAATAAATAATGGGTGAGTTCGTGGATTGATTTTGTATGATTGTGTTTTGAAAACCAGAACAGATAATTTGGTTGTTGCAGTTTATTGTGTCGGTGACGATATACGTTCCCTCTCCCAAATGCACGACATCATTCGGATGATCAAAAATGAATTCGTTAATCCCGGACGTGGTGGAGTTTGACCCTGTGTTATAGTTAATCGAATCCGGCCCATACTCTGCCCCGCCATTGAAGAAGATAGAGCCTCCGTTTGCAATCCCGACTGGCGAAATGACTCCCTGTCCATCCCATGCGCCAACTGGCAGTGATAATGTTCCGATAACAGTTTTGGGGAATGTGTTCGTGACCGAATTGGTTGAGATGTTCCATGCCAAAGTAAAACTACCAGAACCGCTGTTCACGTTCGTTAAAGTAATCAATGGAGTTGCAGTACCACCGTTCCCCCTCCCATGATGCGTAAATCCATTCGTTCCGCCAGCCAAAGGCGTCACATAAAACCACCAGCCACGCTGATTCGTTGGTAAAGGCGATGGAGAATAGCACGTCACGCCTCCAGACGCAGTTACCCAAGCACCAGTTTGCACTGTAAGCGCAAAATTCGTCGCCAACCAATTTGCATTCCAAGTCCACACCCCGGCATAATTTGTGGGAGTGTAAGTGCCAAAGACTGCGGTATTCGTCAAGCCATTGGTAACGCTGTAATAGTTAATCGGGTTGGCGTATTGTACCACGGAAGTATTCGTCGGATTGACGGCATTCGCCGTGGCTGCGGAGCCGACTGACAGGCTGGGCGCATTGGTATGGCTATTCGCAATCTGGTCTTGGACAAAGGTTGTGCTGTTGCTGCCAACAAAAGACTGAACGCGCGCATCCACCCCTGCCGTATTGGTCTGGTCATAGGCGTTGGGTACGAATCCAGCCTCCGCTGGCAGACAGGCCAGCAGCGCAAACAGGATGACGGTAATTAGGTTTTTCATATCAGTGCCATGCTCCATTGTAGTATTCCCACAGGGTTCCATCCGAGGTGTCAACAGCCAGCCCGGTTCCGGCTGACGGGGTAAATGTAGGCGCTCCACCGCCATAGTCGGCAAAGGTGGCACCTGAGCCAGTGCCGCCATTGGCAGCTATCTGGCTGGCCAAATAGATTAGGACGGCCAACTGGAAGCCGGGCGGGATGCACGAATTGATGCACACCGAATCGGCTATCAACACGGCAATCTGGTCTTGGGTAAGCATAAATTAAACAGCGTAGATGGTTGCGGTGACAAGTGCGCCGGGAGTCGAAGATGTTAAATAGAATCCCAAATCTCCACCTGCGCCGTTGTAGGTAAATTGAACACTGGACTGCGCTCCGGGTCGGCCAGATGCCGGACTGAAATAAGTCCCGTTGGAGGACATATCTGATGCTGAAAATTCAGTGTTGCCCCACTTCAATAGATAAGTGCCTCCGAATTGAATGATTGAGGCTGCGGGGTTATTCCCATCTCCACCTCGCATATAATACCGACCCGCCACATCATACACCGCCCCCGCAGGTATCAGGTTCGTGGTCGGCGTGGGCATCGGAACTGTGTCAATCCCGGCAAGCTTGGCGAACAGGCCAATCAGAACCGCCCACTTCAGGCCATCCGGGATGCACTTGTCAATGCAGACTGAATTGTCAATGAGGCTCTGGATGCCAGCCTTGTCGGTCGGCAGCCCGGCAATGGTGGCCAGTTGATAGATGAGGACGGACATCTTCATTCCGTCCGGGATGCAGCGATGGATGCAAAGCGAGTTGGCAATCAATGAATCGGTGTTGTTGGCGGGCATAAAATCAATCAGAAAGCATGGACGACATCTCGCTGGGAGGGGCGGCAGGCTCAGACTCATCGCCGCCTTCTGGTTCGGGCTTCTCGCCCTCGTCGTGGCCCACGCATCCCTTGACGGCGTAGTCCTGCTCATGGACGGCCACGACTTCGATGTCGCACTTGTCTCCGGGCCTCAACTCATGGCCGAACAGGGATTTGGGAAGCAGGCCGGTTTTGGCACCGGAATCATCCGGCTTGTCCGAATCGGTTTTCTCCGGGGCGTCTCCGCCGGGAGCGTCATTGTAATAGGAAGCGTCATTGGGCATTGGTTGCCTTTCGGTTCAGTCACTGTAATCCATGTTTTCATAATGGTCAAAGGGCGGCTGCCCTGGGGAAAACACTAAGCCAGGACAGCCGCATGACGCAACCACTATTATCGGTCGGGCGGATTCGTGCTGGTCTCGCCCGCAATCGGCTGGGCGGTATCAACAGGCTCCGTGTTGCCGGTCGCAATCGGGACGCTGACGCCCTGGATTGTGCCCGTGGTCTGCGGGATGGCTATGGGGCCAGTGTTGGCTGGCCAGCCAGTCGGCAGCGGACATATCGGCAAGGACGAGTTGTACGATTGCACGGGGTATCCGGGGTCGGGGTTGCACGGGCTGACCTGCGGGATGCAGAACTGCTCGCGTTTGTGGAAGATGGCTTCCGCAAACTCGGTGTGCAACGGACGGACGTAATACCGGAAGTCGGCAATGAACTGCCCCTTGTTCCGGCGCTTGTTGGTGATGGCCACACCATTGGCGTCTGCGCCGAGGTTGTCCATCACGAACTGCCACTTGCCGCCAAAGTCGCGGTGGCCGAATGGCATTTCAGCGTTGAGCGGGCGCGCGTCAGGCACCAGCAGCTCCATCGCTTTCTTGTGCCAGATGTAGCTGATGCTGTACTGGGCGTTGTCGAAGTCGGGATTCTCGTCCGACCCCAGGCCCGCAGAGCCGCCTGCGCCAGTGGTGATGCCGTTCCTGAAGGGCAGCACAATCTGGTAGCGGTAGCGGTTGCCGTTGCTGGAGTGGGCAGTGGCGCCAAGGTCGCCGACGAAGTTGAAACGGAGGCCCATTTCATCCACGCGCACCATGTAGTTGCCAATCTGTCCGCTGAAACCGTAGCGCCAATACTCATTGGCCGCGCCCCATTCGGTGAACCGCCAGTTGCCGTTCACGCTGGGAGTCCCGCCAACACCGACCGAGCCGCCGAGCTTGTCGAGCGACCAGCAGGTGTCCATGTCCGTCACCAGCTCGATGAACGGAGCGGTCTCCTTGAAGGGGTTCTTGCCGCCATAGCCGCGCCGCATCAGGGGGCTGAAGCGGTTTTGCAGCATCTGCGGCACCAGCAGGTACAGGTTGGCCGGGCTGACCGAGCAATCAAAATAGATTTCCTCGTCAGAAAGGAGTCCACCCAGCGTCCACTGATAGGTGAAGGCGGACATTGACTGGTTGGCGGCCCATTTCTGCTTGGCCCACAACAGCGCGCGCTTGCGGAGAAACACGCTCGAAATGGACGTGGTCGCCGGACGCAGGATTTCATTGATGATTTGCTGGACGTGCTGCTCCGCATGAGTGATGTGCATGTCCTGGTCGTAGCACAACAGCGGCGTCTGCCATTCCTGGCCTTCCAGGAAGTAAGTCAGACGGTCAGCGCCCCAGCCGATTTGATGTTCGGGCGGGTCGCATGGATTGCCCTGACAGCCGGGGCCATTGGCAACCACCTTGCGCCACGCCTTCGTGACGTTCGGATACACGTTGCGGAATCGGTCTTGAGTGATTTCAACCGGCGTACCCATCGGGGTAGTGCCAGTTGATACGTTGAGGAGCCAGCCGTCAGTAGGCCTTATATCCTCCATAATCAATTCGTCAAACTTCGGCGTCTGGTCCACGAGGAACTGCGGAAAATCGCAAGCTTGGATTATCGAACCTGCACATGCCATATCATTAGTCTTTCTCTAAAAAAAGTTAGCGTTCAAAACTGGGCGCGTCCGCACACACGGACACGTCATTTACTGAAGGTGTAATTGAAGCCCGACAACTTCGGCGCACCAAGGCCGTTTCAAGTCGGGGGCATTTTCGGCTGTCTAAACCGCCGGTTCTACGTCCCGGAAAGTGAAGCCACGGAAACGCGGTTGCGATTACGAAGCTGGATATGAATAACCCACGCCATGAAAGCTGTCAAATAATTTTCTGTTGCGACTGCTTTTTCGAGGTGCATCCTTCGGTATGTTCTTCCTGTGAAGATTTCATGGACGCCTGGAATCCTAATCCTAAATCGTATCTGCTTCCAGTTAAGGCCTGGCCTTTCTTCCATTATTTTATGAACCAATTCGTGATGCTCTCGGCACAGCGTCACAAGGTCTTGAATCTTTGTGTCGAACCAGTTCTTCGGATACCTTATGTGATGTGCGTCGTTAGATAAATCCCTTACCTTGCATATCCTGCATTTAGTACCATCCCTAGCGAGGCAGTCCAGTCGGAGCTGTTGCCACCTGTCCGACTTCAAAAACCCAAACCGATAGGCATGTTTTGCTTCAATTCCCATGCCTCAAAGGTAGCAGGTATCGCCACTAATTCAACCAACTAAAAGCCCCGCCAGATTTCTCCAGCGGGGCGTGAACACATGAACGAAGATTGTTCAGATTTCGAGCAGCTTCATGGCTTCTTGAATGCGCGCATTAGCGGCGATGATTCCACTGTTGCCCTCCTCCAAGATTCGCATAAACGTCTTTCCTTTTGGGTGTTCGGGACAGGGGCATGGATTTCCCTCAACCGACTTGTTGGATGATTCGCAGCTCACTTTATACAGCCTGTCTTCGAGCTTGGTAATGGAGCCGTGCAGTGTGTTGATAAGTTTTTCCTGAGCCTCCAGAAGCTCTGGGATTCTTGCCTTTTTGGATTCACAGGCAGCGCCGGTGTCGTTGGGGTAAGTTTCTCTCATTGGTGTTTTCCTTTATTTGTTTGCTGTTATCACTGCCACAATATCCTGCCGGTTCAGCAGCCAGCAGATTTTCCCTTCATGGGTAACGTGGGTATTGAACTGGCGTTCGACCATGACGTGGTCGCCGGGTTTGACATCGTCATTGCCATCACCGACGGCCAGCACGACGCCAGTATTCGGCTCGGACTTATGGGCATCCGGCACGATGATTTTCTGGCCTTGGAGCAGTCCCGGCTGGTCAATCCAGACCAGGACGCGCTTGTTGACGGGTCTCATTTCGCCCTCTTTCTCAGGTCTTCAAGGACGCCTGCCATGCCCTTGGTTCCGGGAGGCGATGCCGGGGCTGCGCTACCACCATCAGCGGGCGGCTCGGCTCCGTTGAATTCGGCCAGTTGTTTCTTCAACTCGGCGATTTCAGAAGCCTTCGTTTCGTTCATATAGACCAGCCTGCCGAATGCGGCGCAGCGGTTGCGGACGGCGGCATGGCGCTGGACGATGGCGGTGCGCTGTTCGGGGGTAAGCCCCTTGGACAGCGGGTTCTCGGAGAACGCGCGGTCGGCCAGCTCAAATCCCTTGGCCAGCCTTTGGTTGCCCTGTTCATCGCCCTCAACCGGCTTGAAGTAGGTGCCGTACTTGGGGTGGGAGGCGGCGTCCTCGTTGGCCTTTGACCATTGTTCCCGGATGGTGCCGGTCATTTCGCCGACTTCCTTCTTGCGGGCCTCGGCGGTTTCCTTCTCCCGCGCCTCGCCGTTGGTTCGGGCCTCCTCCAGCGCAGCGGATTGCTCGTCGAACAGCTTGCGAATCTCCTTGCGATGGGCCATCACGTCATCAGCGAACTCGCCAAACTTCTCCACGGCCTCCTTGCGGGCCATTGGCAGGGGCAGGTTGACCAAGTCCAGAATGTCCTTGGGTTCAACCGGGCGGGTGTTCCCATCGCCAGCCTCGATGGTCAGCTCCTTGAGTTCGCCCATTGCGCGCTTCCATGCGTCGTCGTAGGGCTTCTGGTATTTATTCTTGAACTCGTCGCTCTTGGAGTAGTTGACGTATCGGATTTCCTCCTCCAGTTCCTTGAGGCGGGCCTCGCGCTGGGTGAGGGTTTCCTGCTGCTCCTTCCACTTGGATTCGGGGATGGCCCGCTTCTCGACTTCAGCAATCTTGCCCTCGTATTCCTTGACCTTGGCCTTGTACTCGTCCACCAGCTTCCAGGGATTGACCTTCTTCTTGTCGGCTGGCTTGGTGCCCTCGGCGGGAGCGGCTGGCTCGTCGCCTTCTGCCGGGACTTCCGGCTCATCGCCCTCAACGGGAGCGGTGGCTGCGGCAGTAGTCGGTTCGGGGGCGGCGGTGCCAGGTTCGGGCTTGGCCTTGCCCCGCAGGTTTTCCAGCATCTTCTCCCGCGCGGAGCCTTTCTTGGGAGGCGTTATAGGCGTAGTTGGGGCCGGTATTGCCGAGACGTTAATCTCCCGGCGCTGCGGCTGTGCCGGACTGGACACGGCGGCGGGAGTGGCTGCTGCTGGAACTGCTGCGGCGGCGGGTGCTGCGCTGGATGGTTCGTCGGCCATAATCAGACTTTCTCGTAGGTTGATTCAAAGATGTCTGGTTTGCAGGGATAGAATTCCCTGCAAACCCCCTTGATTATCCAGTCGTTCATACGGGCCGTAAGCCCTCCCTCAAGTGTTTTAATCCAGAGCGTGTCTCCAGTTAGAGACTCAAGGCTTTCGCCCGCAAAAGCAGACACTTCCTGAATGTTTCCCGTCCATTGAACGGCCTCGATGACTACTGGTTTCTTTCGGTATTGAGCCATAATCAGTCAAGGTTGTCGGCGTTTTTGGTGGCTGTCCGGGGAGTTGGAACTTCAGACAGGTTCATCAGCACGGTGATGAAGTCCTGCATCCCCTGAATGCGCTGGAAGTTCATCGCGCTGGCGGCCATGAAGTTTGGATGAGTCAGGTCAGTGGGGGCGATTCCATGCAGCGACCTGACGTAGTGCTGGGCGGCGAAGTCAATGGCCCTCTGGAATTCAGGGCTGTCAGTCATCTTGCGATGGGCTGATACCCATGTTCCCATTTCGAGGAACCTCTGCTTTGGAGTGGGGTTGATGGGCCGTGGTGATACGAGTGGTGTTTTGGTTTCCATAATCAATAGAACTTGTGCTTCTTTTGTTTTCCGGTTTGAAGTTTTGAAATGCGTTTCATCTGCGGCTTGAGCATCCTGCTCATCAGCCGGTTCAGCGTGTTGGGCGTTTTGGGAACGGATGCCGCCACCGCCGCAGGAATCACGGCTGGCTTGCGCTCGACCGGCTTCTGGTACACCGGCAATGTTGGGACGGCTTCGCTCATGTCAGGACTCCGATTTTCCAAGGTCAGGTTCCTCGATGACCAGCTTGAGCCACACTTTGCCGGTGCGGGGGTCATAGTTTGACTCATGGCTGGCCACCCGTTGTCCCGGCTCAAGGTTGTACCCCTCCACGAAATACCGAATGACCTCCTCGATGGTGTGCTCCTGATGCTGGATTTTCATGGCTGTTTCCTTTTCTTCCGGCGCTTGCGACCCTTGCGGACGGCGTTGTCATATTTCGGCGTCTGGTCAACCTTGGCCTGTGGGTAGCCACAGCTTCCAATCGTTCCGTTGTAGGCGCAGGTTGTCATGCTGGCGAGACAATAAGGCCGCCATTGGCCGTTTGTCAAGGAATAACTGGTTACTCTTTGGAAACCACCGTCTCAGGGCCGGGAATCTTGCCTTCTGTGAAGCTCATGCCCAATTCCTCAGCCGTCTGGATTTCCTTGAGCAGGTCGGCGATGGATGAGAACTGGACGTTGCAGCCGTCGGGCATGGCGTCCTTGTTCTCGCGCAGGTGCTCGATGGCTTCTTCCATCGTGTCGCCCACGCCCACGACCCAGCCGATTTCCTCAACGCCGGTCTGGTCAGGGGGAACACATATCTTGCCGTCCACCTTGCAAGAGAAGGCTATCTTAACCCATTGGTCGAGTTCGTCCTGGATTTCAAACACGCCCCACTCGTCCCGGTCAACCTTGAAGATGGCCTGCGCTCCGAACTTGAAGGACTGTTCCGGCTCAATCACCTCGCCATTGGCACCTTTCCAGATGACCTCTCCGAGGTTTCCAATCATCTCGCACATGCACTGGCTGGGCGGGCTGGGGAAGCGGCAGGTCGGGTCAATGAAATAGGTCTCGCCGTCCTTGGTAATGCGGCCCTCAGTGGAGAACGCGCCGCGATAGCCGTACTTCTTCAGGATGGGGCCGAACTCCTCGTTGATGACGCGGATTTCCTCAGGGCAATCGGCCAGCTTCTGGAACGCGCCGATGTAGGCGGAGTCCTTGCACTCCATCCCGTGGATGATGGTTTCGGGCCACTGGCCGTCAATGCACCACGAATCAATCCCGTCCTCGATTTCCGTGTCAATCGGCTCGAACACGAAGAAGTTCATGTATTCCCGGAGCGGCCCCAGCGTGACGGCCCATTTGTCCAGCACGGATTCGTCGGCGGCCATGCTTCGGAAATGAGTGGTCTCAAAATCGCCCCGATAGGTGGAGACCTTGATGTACTGGTCTTCCTTGTCCTTCAGGAACAGCTTCAGACTGGTGATGCCCATTACCTTCTTGAACTTAGGAACAGGCAGGTTGGTGGTGCCGAGGACTTCCAGAAACTTCCCGCGCCGAGCCTCCAGCTCATCCCCCCGGCGGCAGCCCCAGACGGCCTTGCCCTGCTTCACCAGCTCCTCTTGCAGGTCGGAATAGCCGATGTCGGGGAACACGAACAGGTCGCATTCGGCCTTCACCTCCTCGATGGATTCGCAGGCGATGATGTCGGGGTAGCCGTCACCAATGACTGAGTCCTTGAGTCTTGGAAATGCGGATTCCCACGGAGTCCAATACCAGACGGTGTCAAATTCCCTTGCCAGTCTGCGGGCAATATGAGGGAAAATTCCCGTGTCCACGCACAGCGCTTTGACATCCTTGGCGTCCTTCATAGGCTGTTGATTTCAGTCTCATACACCGACCACTTCACGCCCATGAACGCGGCCACGATTCTCTCCACTCCGGTTGCAAGACAATGCTGGACATGGTAGGGGGCGTCAGGCTCGTCGCCCGGCTCGCGGGTATCAAGGGTCAGTGATTTTTCGCGCTGCTTCTCGAAGGCGATGTCGAAGGCGTCCACAGACTCCTGTGTCACCCCGGCTACCTTGCACAGTAGCACTTCTACCAGTTCATGGACGGCCACCAGCATCTCATAGCGCCAGTCGGACATCTTGCTGACCAGAATTTCCAGCGAGCCGTCGGGAAGGAAGACCCAGTCGCCGACGGTTTCGTAGCGTTGCATCTTGTGCGGAATGACCTTGATGCTTACGTTCATTCACCCTCTCCCTCACTCATTGATTTCAGGTTGGTTCTCCCGGCCTCATGCAGCGCCTCGACGTTCTTGCGGTGCTGCTCGGCGTCGAAATCGCGCTGCTTGCGCTGTTCCTCCATCTCGAAGGCCACCTGCCGCTGGGCGGTCTTCTGCGTGTGGCTGTCCTGAGAAATCTTCGCCTTGGACTGGGCGGTGATGACCTGCGCCTGCATCTTGGCCTTGGTCTGCGGGTCAACTCCGTCGCCCTGCGATTGCTGCTGCTTCTTCATCTGCTCTTGCAAGCGCTGGATGAACGCCTTGACCAGGTTCATCAGCTTGGCGAGCTGCTTCTCGGCCTGTGCCACGAACTGTTTCTCATCCTTGTCCTGAGCCAGCACCTTCAGATGCTGCTCGATGCACTGGGCCACCATCTGGAAGCCCTTGATTTTGTCGGGCGGGGCCATGCCGCCGGACTGCTCGGTCTGCTGGATGATTTGGCCCAGCTCGGTCAGCAGCACCATGATGAACTCCTTGTGGTTCTGGCCGGTCTTGACGGCGACGGGGAAGCCCATCATCAGCGTGCCCATACTCAACTGGGCGTCGTGGACGGTGTCTGAAATCTTGAGCGGCTGCTCCGGCACCAGGCGCAGAGCGCGGGCCGGGTCGTCGGTGATGGCCAGCGTAACGTCCCGCAGAATATCCCGCTGAGGCTCCGGGTCGTACAGGTTTCGCATCTGCATCAACTGTTCGGAGATGGCCATTTCCAGGGTCTTGTTACCGGCCCCCATGATGCGGGTCGGCTCGATGTCCCAGCATTCCGCATTGAGCACGGATTCGGGAACCCCCTGACGCAGCACGGCGGCGCGGAAGGAAAGCACGTCCCTGTCCTGGGATTTCTTGTTGCAGAACCGGCGGAAGATTTCCCGGTATTCCGGCTCCTGATAATGGTACGCCTGGCCCAGCGCGGCGGACACCAGCGCGGTGGACTGGTTCATCTCGGCCATGACCTGGAACTTGGTCTTGCGGTCGCCGGGCTGGTTCTGGCCCTGCTGGGCCGTCCAGGAGCTTGAGTTCTTGTCTATGATGCGCTGGTTCTCCACCATGCCCAGCTCGATGAGATTGGCATTGACCTGCCAGCGCTCGTCGGGCTTCACGAAATGGATGGTCTCGTCTATGAACCCCTGGTTGACCATGTCCAGCTTGAGCGCCCGCTCCACGTCGTCCATTGACTTGACCCGGTAATAGTTCATCAGCGCCTCGAACACGGCGGCGTTGAAGCGGCAGCGCATCCGGTTCTGGAGATGGCATACGGCATAGAGCAGGAAGCCCAGCGACCGGACGCTGTGATAGCGGAAGGGGGCCACGCTTGACAGGTCGGCAAACTGGAAGGAGACGAGTTCTGAAAGCTGGTCGGCATACTTGCGGTTGCCGGAGTTGAACAAGAACTGGTTGCGGTCAACACCCTCCTTGTCGTTCCGCTCCATCCTGGTGCTCTCGCCTCGCCCGGTGCCGGACTGGGGGGCCGACCACGAATCCAGTATGATGCGCCGGTTCCAGCCCTCATGCTTGTCATCGTCGTTCCAGAAATAGAAATCGAAGCAGTCAATCGTCGGCACCTGGTCGGAGGCGTAGAACACGCCATCGCCCTTGGTGCGCTCGACGGTCTTCTCCGGCGACCAGACTTCGGGCCAGTTGGTTCCCATCAGGGCAATCGTTTCCCGGTCAACCCACTCGACGCACTGGTCAACCAGCGCAAGATTCCACCCAGCCTTCTTCGCCACGTCCCGGTTGCGGGTCAGCTTGATGAGTTCGGGAACGGTGTAGGAGCGGTAGATGTAGAAGAAGGGGAGGTTCTCCATCGTCAGGAGCGTGTTGGCGGGGATGCCAACGTCCTCGACCCCGACGGCGTTGGGCAGCCAGCAGTCCTTGTTGCGCCACGCGGCAGGCCCGATTCCGTGCAGCACGTCCATCGCAAACTTGCTGCGGAAGGTCTCGTAATAAACCATCGAGCGGCCCATGATTCGGTTCATCTCCTTGGTCACGACGGCAGACCAGATGGAGCGCTTGTGCGTCGGGCCGCTGTCCACGCTGGCGCTGAAATACTTTCCGGGCTTCAGGAAGGCCGAGTTGAACTGGGCGCGGGCGTCATGGGCGATGACTGTGCCTCCCAGGAAATTCACGTTGATGGGGTTCTCCTCGTCATTCTCGAAGGGCTTGACCCCGTTGAACAGGTTGTTGATTCTCGCCCGGTTCTTGCCGCGCGTGTAGTCGGCAAGTTTCATGTCATAGCAGACCGATTCGACCTGTTCCGCAGTTTTGAAATTCATGGTATCACTCGTTCCAATCTTGAAAGTATCATGTTGCGTTTGTCGAGGGCGTGCTTGATGCCCGGCTCGAAGTTGCCCCAGCCGTGCTGGACATTGGCTTCACACATTCTGGAGCGGGTTCGGTCATACTTTTTGGCAATCCTTTCAATAGGCCCGATTTGATGATAATGCAATAGGTAAAACGGAGGCTCGGTCGGAATTCCCGGACTGCCGAATGTGCTTCCGTCCTTCAGTGTGGCAATCGAGGTGTGCGCTCCGGGGGCGAATTCCATCGCCGCCACCAGCAGGGGCGAGAACACACAGGGCTTGCCGTACCAGTGGTCGTCGCGCGCGCCGTCCTTGATTTCATCGTATATCTGGCCCTCGCCGGAAGGCTCAACGGACGAGAACATTTCGTAGCCTTGGGGACGAACCAGTGGAAGCCCGGCCATGACGTACCAGGAGAGGGTGGAAACGGCACCTTCCGGGAAATAAATGAACTCGTCGGCGTCCACCACCATGACCCAGTCGGCCTTGGTTCCCAGCCAGCATTCGTTCTTGATTCGCATGTTGACCCGGTCATCCACCTTGTCCTTGGTGTCCCAGTGCCGGACTTTGACGCCGTGGTGAAAGGCGATTTCCAAGCTGTTGTCGGTGCTGCCCATGTCGTGCAGCGTGATTTCGGATGCGAACGTGAGGTAATGGCGGAAGGCGTAGGGCAGGATTTCCGCCTCGTCGCGTCCCAGGATGTGAACGTCAATGTTCATGCGGCGGGCTTTTTAAGCACGACCTTGTTGATGACGATTCGCTTCGTCAGGCCCTTCGCCAAACAGAACTTGTCCACGTCCCGAATCAGTCCGACGAACATCTTTTCGTGGGGGTCGTAATCATCCACCAGCATGGTTCCGCCCGGCTCCAGAAATTCCCAGTACATCTCAAGGTCGCGCAGGCAGTCGCCCTCCTCATGGCAGCCGTCAATGTAGATGAGCTGGGCCTTTTGAATGCCAAGTTCCCGGATGTACCTTCCCGCCGAAATGCTGGGCATGGGCAGCGGGACAATGACATCCTCCAGCTTCCTGCCCAGGACGTTGGAGAGGAACGTGTAGTAGAAGCAGGGGCGGCCAAACTGGATTTTCAGCTTCACCCGATGCTCCGGCATTGACCACAGAATCTGCTCGGCCAGCCAGGTGTCCACGCAGAGAATGGCCGAGCCGGTCAGCCCCAGACGCTTTATGGCCCCACCCATGGTGATGGCTGAGCCGCCCAGAAAAGAGCCGACCTCGATGATGAGCCTGGGTTTTATCTCCGCCACCAGCTCGTCGAAGATGGGCTGGCCGGGGCCGAAGGCGAAATAGTCCGGCGGCCAGTACGCGCTGGGATAGTCGGCGTAGGGGTTGATGCCCAGGTGGATTTTTTGGATGAGTTCTTCGTAGGCGGTCATAAATGGTAAAAGGGGGCGTATAGCTCCGCATCACCGTGGATGAGGGAGCGCAGTTTGTCCAGCGAATGGTCGGCGTGGGCGTTGGGTTCGTCGGGGCCGTGGCCGTTGCCATAGCCCTGTCTTCCGGGCATTCCCTTGATGCCGACCACCAGCTTGTCAGTTCCCTGGTCATAGACCTTGCGGGGCCGCTCATGCAGCCAGATTCGGGCGTCAATGAAAGGGCCGGGGTCTTTGGCCTCCCATTCCAGGGCGCACAGGGCCGTTTGCCGGATGGCGGTGGAGCAGAGGGAGGCGTGGGCCATGTTGTAGTGGGCATACCACTGACGCCATCCGACGTTGTAATAGATTGCGTTTCCCTCGCCGATTATCTCATGCGACTCCAGGGCGCGCGCACAGAACTCCAGCCAGCGCGGAGAGTACCAGTCATCATCTTCCCAGAAGACAATGCCGCCGTCCTTGACCAGCCCAGAAGATGCCAGATGAGTCAGTTTTTTGGTAAGGCTGCCATCGGAAGCGTATGGCAGTATCAGGTGGGTCTGACCCATCAGGCATCGCACCGGGGTGTGGCCGTCGTCCAGCACAATCCATTGCGAGGGTTGCACGGTCTGTCTCGACATCCACAACTGGCAGAGCAGAAAAGCTTCGGGCCGGTCTCCGGTGCAGGTGACGGCGGTGAGGTTCATTGGAAGAACTCCTCCGGGATGGACAGTTCCGGGTCAACGGTTCCCAATCCCCAGTAAATCACGTTCTTGCGCGGCAGGAAACAGTTGGGGTTCCCCTGCCAGCATTCCTGGATGATGTTCTTGCCCAGGCCCAGGGCAATGGCCATCGGGCAGGACTGGTTCCCGATGAACACCCTGGCCCCGGCAATGATTCGGGCGGCCACCAGCAGGTTGGAAGTCTTGAGCCAGGGCACCTTTTTGCCCACGCCATAGGCGAGCTGGTCGAACAGGCCGTACTCTTTGTCCGAGCCGATGAAGGCCATCTGGTCGCCGTACTTTTTGATGAGATGCAGCCAGGGGAAGTGGTAGTTGCGATACCGGGAGGTCAGATTGACGACGATGGGGCGGTCAACCACGGGACTGGCCACCGTCAGCCAGGGCCTGTCCGTGGGCCACTGAACACCAAAGGCATCCAGGTGCTGCTGGAAGATGGACTTGACCGGAGTCTGGAGCGGCTGGCTCCACTCAATGCGGAACCGATTCAGGTCGTAGTCAGTGGAGAAGGGGGTTGAATGGGTGAAGGACGCCCGCCAGATGCAATCCTGGGATTCCAGCAGCGGGGCCAGATTGTTGACCCAGTCCGGGTTGACGGTGGAGCGCGAGCGCCGGGGGAACGGGAACTTGTTGTCGTCGGACAGGAACAGGACGCCTCCGCCCAGCGCCCGAATCACCGGGATGGAATAGATGACATCGCCTGAATCACCGGTGTGATGGAAGATTCTTGGACGGTCAATTCTGAACCCAGTTTGGGACATTTCCGGGAGCGGCGTCAGCCACGAATGGAACCCGAATGAGCCGTTCCAGCGCAGCGGAACACTGGCCCATTCACCGCTGCCGTTCCAGGAGCGGCCCTCGAAGGCGAACTTCAGGGCGGTGGCCAGTTCAGGGAACTTGAATCCGGCGTCCTCAAGGGACTTTCGATGGCGCAGGCAGATGTAATTGTCCTCCGGGTGGGGGTTGTCACCAAAGGGATTGGCGGCCAGATATTTCAGGAGCTTGCGGCTGCGGAGGCTGAATCCCCCGTTGCCAACCAGCCCGGACGGGAGCCACGGAGCGCCGATGTAATCGTACTGGAGGAACCCGTCGCACCAGGCGTCCCCGTTCAGGACGTAGCCGTCGGACTGAATCAGCAGACAGTGGGTGGTTTGGACGTGCTGGTGAAGCTCCAGGATGCAGAAATTGCTGTACTCCTCAAGGCCGGACAGGGGCGGCGACAGGAACTTGACCGAGCCAAAATCGCACTGTTCCATTGACTTCTCCAACGCCCGGTAAGCCAGATGTTTTTTGGGTGTGGAGTCAATGATGACAAGGGTTACGTCCCTGAGGTTGGGCTTCACTTGTCGAGTATCCAGCAATGGGCTGGCAGGTCGTTTTTAACCTCCTGGGATAGGTGCTTTTTGATGAGCGGCAGCGGTGCCCACACCTTGAGCTTGAGCGGGCACATGCACGCCATGCAGACGCCCAGCTTTTCATCGCTGGGAGTGGTGAGTTTGAGGGAGTGCAGGCGACCGATGCGGCCACGGATGAGTTCGGCGGCGGGGACGGTGAACCAAGAGGTCAGGTCGCCCTTGCCGTTTTGGGGACAGGTCTCGCAGATGACGGAGCGGCGGACGGCCTCGGCGGATTCGACGGGCGGCTCACCGGTTTTTTCCCATTCCAGCAGCAGGGCGGCACCGGCGTTAACCCTTTTTACGGCCCCCGCAACAGACGCCATCCTTGTCTGGGACGCGGGGGCCATCGGTTTTGGGGGCGGCGGGGAGGGGTCGCCGGTGATGTAGGCCGTCCATCCGTTCTGCTGGCATATCATCGTGTTGAACTGGTCAACGAGGGCCGCCACAGATTCCCGGTCGGTCGGGTAGGTTTGCTGAAGCGCGGGGTTGGAATTGATGATGGCCGTCGCCTGGTTGACGATGGTGTCGAAGGAGGCGAAGGGAGCCGACCTCCACTTGACCTCCGGGATTTGGAATTTCATGCCGTGAGGCACCTGCATCTGCCGGTTCTTTAGTGCTGCCATGAAGGACTGTTACCACGGGACGAATGAGCCGTCAACAGTTTTCGTTTGCAGAATTGCAACCAGTGTGGGAAGATGGGCCTGTGAAGTTCTACAAACTGCTGCCCGACCGGAACCCATTGCGGGTTGAATTCCGCAAGACAAAAACGTCCCCAATTGGGGACAAATGCAAGCGCTGCCGGGGCACCGGAATCGAGCCAAATCAGGCCGCCATTGGCGCGGAACTGAAGAAGCTGCGGCTGGCCGCCCACATCAGCCTTCGCCGGATGGCCCAGCGCCTGCACATCAGCCACGGGTTCCTGCATCAGCTTGAAGCCGGTCGCCGACGCTGGAATCCCGTGCTGGAGGAATGGTTCATCAGGGAGACAGAGAAGCGTACCCCCAAAGGCCATCCCGTTTAATCAGTTTTATGGCCTTTTTACGGGGGCGGACGTCAATCCCCCACTTCTCCATCATTGTCTGCTGGTCTTTGATGGTCTGAGGGTCGTTCTCGACCTGCCACCTGATTATTTCCCGAATCGTCGGCCTGCGGCTTATTTTCACGACGCGTCCTTTTCCCTGAGTTCTTCCAGTTCATCGTCGGGGCCGGCGGGAAGACCATCCTTGTCAGTATAGCCGTTTTCAAACATCTTCACTGCCGCCGATTCGCCGGGCAATGGCCCGCTGCCAGCCGGCTTCCTGATTTTGAGCTTCTTCTTCAGCGCCCGGTACTCCGCCTGCTTCACCCGGTTGTACTCCCGTTTGTCCTCCGCCGTCTTGATTCGCTGGTAATACTCCCAGTTCACCAGCCGGTACTGGAACTCTCCCTCCCGCACTATCCTGCGGCCCTCCTCCAGCTTCGACCGGCTCTCCGGGTCGGGTGACGACAAGAACTCCAAAGCGTCCCTTACCTGCTGCTCTGTCCCTCCCAACGTAAACGCCAATAGCTTTGGATTGATTTCAACCGCGCCCCCGCGCGCCTTTGTGATGATGTAGTTCCAGACTGCGAAAACGTGCATTCCAGCACCAATCATTGAACCTTCGTACATTGCCTCATAGCATTTTCCGTACATGGGTTTGACATTATCACACTATGTTTCGATGTCAACAACATTCTTACACATTTATACATTTGTCACAAAACGTGTACAACTCAGAAGCAGAAGCAGACAAATACACCAACCCCACCTCCAGCCCATCCGTCGCAAAAACGGGGAGAGCGCAAAGAAGCACAGGAGTCCAGAACCCACCACCCACTCCAACCCACACCCTCCGCTCGCAAAGCCTCGCTGGGCTTGCCCTACCCACCCCCACAGCTACATTGCGGCCCCAACATCATAAGACGCCTGTAATCGAATCGTGGAGCGAATGTGGGCCAGTCATGGCCTCAATTCTTCAGAGATGTTTCCGGAAGCGTCAATCACCCTCACCACCCTCGGTCTCCTGGGCTTTGGGTCGGGCGGATACCCGAACCCGCCACGATACTTCGCCCTCTGCCACATGCAGACAACGTGAGCCTCATGGTCGTGACGAGAATGAGCCTCCACCAACACGTCATGCTCAACTCCTGGGTCGGTGTACATAAATCAGGTGTGTTCAGTGAGGTGGGTTTGTATCAAGGTCGCCGCCGCCTGCTAGGGGCTTGGGGGTGGGTGGTGTGGGGACCAGGTCGGGTGAAAGAGATTCCTTTGAGTCTTCGATGAGTTCTATCGGTGCCTGGATGATGGCTTGCGTGCGTGGTGCGCGGTTGCTGTGATAGTACAGCCTAAGCTCTTTCTTACAATCAATCACCTTGCACAGCGACGCTGCTGCTGCCGCTGCTTCACGCGCAAGCGACGTGGCTGCA